CGCACCATCAAACCCTCGGTCGGGTCGTGCGCGACTTTCATCCTAGTGCGATACAGTCGGAACACCTGCCGCACGTTGCTGATGATGTCGCGGATAGTCTTGTTTTTGAGCGTTTTAGACAGGGTTCCCTGGATCCACTCCTGCAGGTCCAGGTGATCGATCTTGTTAATCTGTACCTTCCCCCAGCGCGGCCGCACGTGAACCTCTGCCTTGTTGGCGTAGCCCCGGTAGCTCGATGCCGCCACGCTGTTGGCCTTGATCTTTAACCACAGGTCCAGGTAGTGGCCCAAGGTGTTTTCGACCAGCTTGGCCGAGTTGGGGAAGTGCCGCGCGTAATCAAACGTGCCGGTCTGGATCTCGTATTCTATGATGTCGACCAGGCGCCTTGCCTGAGCGACGGTGGCCGGCGTATTGCCGCCCGGGATTGCTTCCCGGCACTTTTCCCCATTGTGTTGAAAATAGATTCTCACGGAATTACCGCGAGCTTCGACCCCACTCATGTAAACCCCTAACGCTGTACTTGTGTAACGACAGTCTGACGATCGGAAACAAAAAGGCCCGTTCTCGGGCCAAGTATGTTGATGCGAATCTTCTAGTAGACGCGGCTTATTTATTGGGATGCGGCTTACGTAGATGGGCATTCATCAGTTGGCGCTGGCGGCTGCATTTTCCATGGTCGCCTTGGGCACGCCATTTGCCACACTGGTCGCAAACGCTGGTGTAATCGATGTTCCAGGGAAAGCGCCGTACTGGCGTTGCTGCAGAATTGTTAGACATAGCGTGATTTGCCCCGGGTTGCGGGTGCTGCGAGCAGTTGGGACACTACCGCTGCATCCGTTTCGCTCAGGTCGCCGAGTGTGCGGGCCATCTGACTCAGGCTTTCGAGCCGTGTCCGTGACTCAGGAGTTTTATGCACCAGGTATCCAATTACTGCTGCGCCGATAATCGCGGTGACCACTAGGTGCCGCGCCGGTGTGATAGCCTTCTTGCCGCTGCTGCTTTGGTGCTGTGCTTGCATGGTGTTGCCCTCGGTGGTGGTTTGGTGTCGGGGAGCTGCAACTCCTCGACACCGCTTCTCTTTTTCGTCAGTCCTGACGGGCCAAGTGGATAACTAGGTCGGCGTAATCAGTATCTTCCTCAGTGCATGCTTGCCACTCCAGCACGCTCAAAACCTGCTGAGGGTTGCACTCCTCGACTAGGATTTCGCGCTGGCCAGCTGCTGCACGAACTTCCAAAATCTGCAGCAAACCATTCTCACCATATGCACCGGCCTGAATGATTGAATGGCTTTCGCCCATGTATTCCAACAGGTCCTGGATCTCCTGCAGCTTGCTCGTTTTGCCGTCGCCGGCATTGCCTACAAAAACTTGGATTTGCATCTGGGTAGCCTCCCTTACGCTTTGAAAATCCAGCTCTTGACCGTCGTGGGACGACCAGGCGCCAGTGGTGTTTTGCTGTTCATCGCAGCGCGAACTGCGCTATGTACCGCTTTGTTGGCTTCCAAGAACTTGTGGGATCGAGATTCCTTCAGCAGGTCCCGCAGGGTCGCCACGTCGGCTAGCTTCTGTTTGTGCTCCGCGGCGCGCTCACTGAATTCGTTGAGGTTGATCGCGATGACGCTTGGGTCGCTGCTGTGGTCGACGACCGGGTCGTCGCTGAGCGATTCGAGGTAGTCGTACACCTCCCAAAATTCGGCGACGGCCGGGTGGTCGGAGCTGATTGACGCCTGGCGCTCAATCGCCATCCGGACGATCTGCCGCTGGGTAGCCGCCACTTGGGGATCGTCCAGTTTCAGAATCAAACGCAGTGCATCGAGCAGTGAAAGCAGTTGTGCGTGGTTCTTGCTGATCCGCTCCACGCGGATGTACCCGCGCAGGTCATAGCCGCAGCTGCTGCAGTTGCCCTGTTCGTTGCGATACTCGGTGCCGCAAGCAAAGCAGTGGGTGTGCAGGCGGCGCAGCTTGGCCTCGTGTTCGGGCATGCGCTGGGCGAAAAGATCGAGGATGGCGGATTCTTTACCGACTGCTCGAATCAGGAAGTGGCTCAGCCTGCCGCCGTCCAAGGCATTTAGTTTGTCCGCCGCTATACGGCTCTGCGGACTAACGGTCGGACGGATGAAGTGAAGTTTCACGATCCGGGTCATGATCGCCTCATGGGCGACCACAGCCGCGTTTTGGCTGATAGCGATCGTCCCGCGAAATGGCGGTTCATAGGTTTCGTTGCCAGCGGTTTTCACGCCTTTAGTGGCCAAGGTGCCGCCGCCATAAAAGTCTTTGAGCTCGTCCCACTCGAAGGTTTTGGCATGTGATCGATCATCCCCGTGCCGGTCGGCCTCAAGGAACACGACGGGCATCCCGGACACCTGGCCCATCAGTCGCGATCGACCAGCCTTCGTGGACTTCATCGGATCGAAGCCTTCATAGCCCTCGCGCCCCAGCAGCTTCCACAGCAGGTTCAGCAACGTGGTCTTGCCGGCACCGGCCTCGCCGGTGGCCTCGAGGAAAGGAAACGACTGGTAACGCCCACGGATCTGCTCACAGAACAGCGAACCAAAAAAGAATACCAACGCCACCAAGCCCTGTGCGCCAAAGCACGTCCACAGCAATGGCAGCCATTCTTCGTTGAAGTCTTTCTCGTCGCGCTGCAGCTTGATAGGCACGCCTTTTTGTAGTGTCTTCAGACGAAGTTTCCCGAACTCGAAATAGTCCTCGCTGTTGACCTTGTAGGCGACGCCATCCTTGATTGCGATGTCGCCGTAGACGTAGCAGCCGTACTCCTTGCTGTAGCCCACGTAATCGATCGTCGAGACGGTTTTGATGCCGAACAGTTGATCCTTCATAAGTTTGTCCAGTTGTTGACCGCTCCCGGTGTACATGGCGCCAGCGGCCATACCGAGCAGTCGTTTTTTGAATTCACTGGCAGCAGAAAGCTGGCCGCTGGTGAAGGTGTTTTTCACGCTTTCGGAGTCGTGCGGGAAGTCCACGCGCAGGTAGTACCAGGATTCGTCCGTGACCTCGTTGCGCTGGAAGTACAAAGCTTGTGGGTAGCAATTGGCGATCTCGACGACGCTGCCCGACTGTTGCAGTGCTTTCTCGCGCTGCTGTGATTGATTCAGTAACTGGTCGTCGTGGTTTTCGCTGTCCTCGATGTCCTGCATCGCCCGGTTGAATTTCTCCATGTCCAACTTGAACCAGTACAGGCGGTTACCGAAACCCAGGTGGAATTCGCCGCGCTTGTTCCAGTCGTACATCAGGAGCGCTTTCTCGGCGGCGCTCTCGGCCAGCAGCAGGGCGCCCAGGTGGCGCGCCTGTTTGAGATCAGCAGCGACCTGATCGGCTCGTTCGCTTTCGTCTTCGATGAACCCCCAGCGCTGATGCAAGTCATTCCAGTCGGTCTTTCGGCCGTCACGAAGTGGGATCTGTGCAGCCTCGCAGACGAACCCTAGGGCTCGCGCCTGCTTCGCCCAGCGCTTGGTATAGGCATGTGCGCCAGATTCGTTATCGAGCGCCCAAACCAGCTTGGGCAACTTCCCGTCCCGGTTACGGGAGAGCGCTCGCAGCGACTCCTCGGGGAAGGCATTCGAGGACATGGCCGATACGGCGACGATGTCGTTGTGGACCAGGGCGATAGCGTCAAAAATGCCCTCGACAATCCAGATTTCTTTGGCTTCCAGCAGATCCACACAAGGCGGGCACCACCAGACGCCGCGATAGCTGTCCTTCGATTTGAACCGGGCTTTCATTTTTCCGAAGCGATGCGGCTTGTCGATCAGGCGCTCCCACCAGCCGCCTTTCTCCAGAGCAAAGCGGACCGTTGCGCTGCCGGCGTTGTGTTCACCGGAAAAGAAGCTCTCCTGGGTGAACCAGCCTTGGATCAGCTCGATGCGAAAGCCTCGAGCAAACTCCAGATAAGCGCGGGCGGTCGCGTTTGGGGTTTGATCGGTTGCTGGCGCACGTTTGCTCCAATCTTCAAACAGATCGTCGTACAGCTCCTTAACATGCAGGGAATGAGCGCACTTTTCCGGTCTTCCGCAGATCACCAACCATGGCGCCGAGTGACGCGTGTAGAGGGTTTTCTGACGGCACTTTGGACAGGTGCCTCCGCGCATGTAGTCGGTGTTCGCGCGATGCTTAAGCCCGTAATCTCGTTTTAGGCGCTCGATTACGTCGCCGCGCAGGTCTTCTTTCATGGGTTACTTCGCTTTCTTGAGGCAGAGGGTGAGGGCACCGATAAGGTGTTTCTGAGCGGCCATCACCGGGCAGTTGGCGAGGATTGATCCGTGGCGAAGGCCGTCCGGAATCAGGCGGTATTGGTCTGCATACCAGAGTTCGTTGAGGCTGAGACGGTACTGCTCG